TGGAACATTTTTTTGATTTAGATGTTTTGCAGTTGCTCTTAGTTTTTCAACATTCATGTTGGTGCCAGACCCACCTACTGTCGTTGCAACAGTACTTGTTCCTGTAGCAGCATTAAGTGCATCAATACACAGTTGATCCATGCGTCTTGCAATTGATTTAGCAACAACTTGCACTAACTCACGTCTTTCATCAAAATTGATGTGTGATTGGTGAAAGATGTCTGAATATTCAGCTGCGATATAATCCGACATGGTTAATGTGACATGTGAATATGTCACGTTTAGTGGTGTCACGTCCGTTTGAGGAACGCGAACAGTAGCAACACCTTTTCCGATTTTTGGAAATTTAACGGTATTACCAGCTACACCAGTACGAGTTCGCATAGTTCCGCGAAGAATTGCTTCCGCTTGATATGCTTGCTTAACTTCCGACTCAAAAAGAGTAACGAAAGCTGTAGTGACGTTCTGCGCCATAGCAGATACCTCCATTTTAGGTTTCGATTATGACACGATCCGTTATCCGTAATCGGGCGGTTCGCTAACGTATTGTGGCTGCGCTAACCAACAGAATTACTGTATAGACGGGCCAAGCGGTTAACCGTCTATTAAGGGATAACAAAAAAATTTTATTAAATCAAGACTTATGAAGGATTAGAAAACCATTGTTTTTCATATTTCTGCCTAAAGTTTTGATCTGTATTCCACCTGGGGTCAGCAATTGCAGTTTGTAAATCTTCTTTTGATAATTGCTGCGCTTCTACTACAGGTGTAATTGGAATACTTTCATTTGTAATTGATTGATGTAATTTTACAAAAGCGTTTATTGAATCAGCACTTGTTAAAGAAAAAGCAATTGCTTCTCTTTCTGCTACTGATAATGGTGCTTTTTGCAAAATCCTTTCGGCCATTTGTATTTTCTCCTGGCCTCGTTCTCCAAGTTTAGCCATTTCTTGCGTTTTGTCATAAGCAATCTTTTCTTCTTCTTGCTTACTTATTTCAAAAACTTTATTTGCTAAATCTTCAAATGCAGCCTGGCTAACACCATTTTCTTTTGCCCATTCAGTGTAGATGTTTAATGAAGGATCTTCATTGTCTAAACCTTGGTCAATTAAATTAGATACATCATATTCTTCTGGCGCTTTATGTTTGCCAGCTTTGAATTTCTTTTCTAATTCCGTGTAGCTTTTTGCTAACTTTTCGTTATCAGCGCCTTCTTCCCCCCAAAACTTTGCTGGAAACCATTCTGGACGTTCTTCAGATGCTTCTTCAACTTCTGGTTGCGTTTCCATTGGTTCTGAATCTTCATGCAACGGTATAGGCTGCTCTTCTGGGTTTTCTGTTTCTACTTCTGCATTTGGATTTACAATTGGTGTTTCTTCTTCTTCAGACATTATTACTATTCTCCACTCTTTTTTCAATTTTTCTAACGAGTTCTGTCATTCCCTCACGCGCATAACCATAGCTTGCGTCTTCTCCAGGATGCCAGGACGGTTGTTCAATAGTGATAGATCGAAGATGGCTTAATACTTTTTGCCCTTCAGCACTCTTGAACACTTTTCCATAAAGTAGGTCTATTTCATCTACTTTAGGCGTATTATTTTGCGCTGGATTAAGTCCCTCCCAGCCTTCTTTTAAACTCATTGCATAGCTTCCATTGTTGCTCCCCCATCGTTAGCCATTTGTGCCTGTTGTTCAGCCATCATTTGCTCTTGTGCAGCTTCCATCATTTGTTGTTGTTCTTCTGGAGTTGCAAGTAAGTCTTGGTCTATGTTCATTTTTTCTGCTAAAAATCTTGTTATTCTAGGAATTGATAAAGATTGTTGACCCTCTGGTCCTAATGATCCAGCTATTTGCATAAATTGAACAACTTCATTAACTTCCGCTAACCTTTGTGTTTGAGCTAACGGTGCTACTGGTGTGATTTTTACTTCAACACCATTTACTTTTAATGGTAAATCAATAAATCCTTGTTGATCCATAATGTATAATATTCTTGATACTACTGGCATCATTGTTTCATTGATTAAACGACCAAACGCTGAACCAAGATTTGTTGCTAATTCCCTGGATCGTTCTGCTATTTCTGTTGCAGATCTTGCAGACATATTATCTGGCGGCAATGTATCATCCATTAATATCTTTTTAATATTCATACGCAAATCATTTGTTATAATTTGACTTACATTAAAATCACCAGCCCTGGGCAAAGGTGCAAGCGATGCTCCCTGGGGACCACCATTTCTCGCAACGCCAATAATAGCCCCTGGAGCAATCTGAATGTTTTGAGGATTAATAATGCCATCATCTGCTGCTGTATAAACACCTGAAATAGCAAGTGACGCATTTTTTAAAACAAGTTCTACTGTTTTATTAAGTGTTTTTATATCCGCTATCGCTGTTACCAGCGGCCCTCTACCATATATCTCTCCAGCTACTTTCATATATCTGGCAACAATAAAAGGTGAAGATTTTAATGTTCGATACACGAGTTCTTGTTTTTTTGCTGGCCAAATAACATGATAACAAAATATACCCATTTCGTAATCAAAAATAACAGCATCTATTAAATCTATTTCTTTTGATGGATTATCTCTTATTACCTGTTCGAGCTCTACACTTATTTCTGCATCTGGAAATTCTTGCGGTATAGTTTCCGCTTTCATTTTTAGTTTTCTATATACATTA